AATACGGGGATGCTGCGTTGTGGTGCTCTGGATTAATAGAACTTGGACTTAATGCTTTTGATAATAATTTGTGGGCCGCTTGTGATTATGTGAATATGAATCAAGCTAAAGAAAACGACACTAAGGAAAAGCTATTATTCACCACAAAGATGAAGAATTTTGCTGGTAAATATTTCGATGGAGATGTAAGAAGATTAACCTATTGTATGAAAGATGTTTATAACTGGAAAATCTACTGCGATTTGTATGATAGTTATAAAAAAGTCGATTATACACAACTATTAGAAACAGAGGATAATACTGCTGGAATAGAAGAGATTAGTTGTGCCGGCGGCGCTTGCTTAATTTAATCCTACTCTCAGCGAGGTATCCCATTGAGAAAGAATAGTAAAGATAAGAGAAAATCTAAAGTTATAGATGCTACCAACGATATAGAATCAATTGGTCCACTATATCGAAATAGATTAAAACCACGATCAGAGAACCAAAAAGACTATATAAGAACAGTAGCAGAAAATACTATTACATTTTGTCAAGGTGTGGCTGGTAGCGGCAAAACACACATTGCTATTGGTATGGCTTTGGAATATTTACTAGACGACAAAGTAAAAAAGATAATTATAACAAGACCAGTAGTAGAAAGCGGAGAGAAGATAGGATACCTTCCCGGCACAGCAGAGGAAAAGTTACATCCATACTTATTACCAATCTTAGACGAAATATTACATTTTATTCCTATCAGTCACTATACAGCATTAAAATTAAATAATAAAATTGAGATAGTCCCCCTGGGATTAATGAGAGGACGAAACTTTCACAATAGCTTTATAGTAGCAGATGAGTGCCAGAATGCTTCATATGATCAATTAAAAATGTTGTTGACACGCATAGGAAACAATAGTAAAATGGTATTAACAGGAGATATTAGTCAGTCTGATTTGCCAAGGAATTTCCGTGGCGGATTTTTGGATTTAATTAAAGCCCTCGATGGTGTGGACAGCGTAGGACTTTCCAGACTAGAATATGGGGATATTGTTAGAAATCCAATTATTGCTAAGATTCTACTAAGATTAGAGTTTTTAGAAGATGAGACTAAAAAACAGTAAATGCCTACTGCTCAATGCTGATTATAGCCCATTATCAATTATTGGTTGGCAAAAAGCTATAGTTTGGTATATGAAATATGAACACAATCCAAGGTATGGTATTGATGTGATTGATTTCTATAAAGATGATCATATAAATGGAACAAACAACAGAAAATATCCGGTACCAGCAGTTGCTAGGACCAAACGATACTTTAAAATAGACAAACAAAATGTTACATTCTCTCGTAAGAACATTTTTATACGAGATAATTTTACTTGTCAATATTGTTCTAGTGTTTTTACATATAATGAATTAACTTATGATCATGTGATTCCGAAATCTATATGGAATAACGATAATGGTTCTCCGACTTGTTGGACCAATATTGTAACATCTTGCATATCATGTAATCGTAAAAAGGGAAACCGAACCCCTAAAAAGGCGCATATGTCCTTATTAGGGCTACCATTCAAGCCGAATAAGAGTCCCAAATACTTGCCAATCTCGTATCACCTATCTAAAATAAAAACAGACCTACCACCAGAATGGTCTATCTATTTACCAGATTCTTATATTGTGTAGATATGCCAACCTATTCATATCATTGTAATCACTGCCAGAAACAATTTGAGTTATTCTTTTATATCAAAGACTATGAGCAATCTCCTAAATGCACATTCTGTAAAAATACGGATACACACAGAGATTATATGCTTGATTTAGCCACACAATCCGCATCGGTAAGAAAATCAGACAGTGAATTAAAAACCATAGGAGATTTAGCTAATAGAAATAGAGACAGAATGAGCGATGATCAAAAAACATCATTATACTCCAAACATAATGATTACAAAGAAAAACAGTCGGAAAAACCCCTACCAAAAGGAATGTCAAGAATAAAGAAAGGACCAAAAACCATATGGCCAAATTAACAACAGATACCGATCAATTTATCTATCGTCAAAATACAACATCTACGGACACTAATCGTATAGAGTGTTTTTATACCATATTAGGTGATCACGACTTTATAGACGAAAATAAAAAACCAAGAGCAAACAAAGAGAATGAATTAGTGGTAGCAAAATCCTCCCAGTATGGAACTAATCCTAAAAGATATTTTGTGAAAGTTGGAGCACACGGTAAACTGTATAATCCAATAGGGCTATATAGCGAGGGCAATAACAATAAATTCATGAGTAAAATTGGTAGAAAAGAATGGGAATTCAAAGAGGTAAATCAACAAATCTTCGATCTATATTCTAATTTTCTTACCACAAAAAACATAGCATGGATAAATAATGCAGAAAGAGAGATGTCCTGATGAGCACAAAAATCCAAGAATACGCCGTTAAATATTTACACGACACCATGAAAATGGATAATGCTACCATAGCGAAAGAACTAAAGCTCAAAGAATCTGATGTGTCTAAAATTTTGGATAAAAATCCCACAAACAAACAATCATCCACTAAAAACCTAATGATCAATGAAACTAGTGCTAAAAAAAGCAAAAATGTTAGCATTATGACACAAGCAGCATCTATGCAAAACGATGAACTGATAAAAAATATGAATACCACCAATAGAACACAAGATTGTATACATAGACCTAAAAATAGCTAAAATTAATTTTGATAGCTGGTTTGTAAATAAAAATGTCTACAACTAATAAATTAGGAGTATATTACACTGATAATTCTATTCCAAAAATTATAGAATATACACTAAATAGTTTGCGTGATATTTCTTTAAACAAGCATCTAGTAGATATAAAAACATGCTCTTGGTTCAAAATTAATAATAATCCTTTTGATAGTAAAAAAGCATTAACAAATAGTAAAAACCATCTAAATATTATTATTCAAATACTACAACTGTTGTATAGTGTGGATCCAAACCAATATAAGTATGTTTGTTTTTTGGAACATGATGTAATATATCCAGAAGAATATTTTTTATTTCCTGAATTTGATACTGGATGTTTATGCAACGCTAACCATATAGGCTTATGTGATACTGGTTTTCAATTGTCAGCACAAAATGACCAACCATTACATCAAATGATAATGATATTTGATGAGGCTGTACATCATTTTGAACAAAGAATCAAAACAGCCATCAAAGATGTTGTGCTCAATCTAGAACCAGACGACAATATAACAACATGGACATCCTCAAAAGCTTGTATACATATTAATCATGGGCGTCATTTTACTACCCATTATAAAACATATCAAAACCTAGCTTATAAAAATTATCCTGGGTGGGGTTATTATGAAGACATATGGAAAAATACAATATAATGAAGAAAAAATATCCTTCTAAATATTCGAATGGTAAAGAAGTATCAGCCGCACAATATATCACAGAAATGATTTGTGAGAAAATGGCTATTATTAATAAGCAGGATTTACATTATAGATTTTGGCTTACTCCAGAATGGGAAAAATTTTATCGAAATCAAATATCTTCAGCTCATAAATTACTTAAAAAGTATTCCGATATTGCTATAGTCAGAGCGCTCAACAACAGCAAAGCAACAAAAATATATTCGCTGCGAGCACCTCACCTCGTACCTATCATAGAACAAGAACAGATCAAGCTAAGTCAACAAAATCAAAATTTATCTGTTGATTTGTCAAGAAAACAAGATATCAATTATAGTAAGCCACAATCAACAAAGAATATCATTTCCAAACTTAAGGATCTAGAATAATGAATCTAAAAGAAGATGTAATAAAAACCTTTGGCGACAATATCATATTAAATGGAAATGCTGTTGTAGACAGAAAGAGCATTACTATACCAGTAAGTCCATCACTAGACATTGTATTGAATGGAGGAATACCAGAGGGTAGTTTCGTTGTTCTTACAGGACAACCTAAATGCGGTAAAACCACAACATCTTTAGACTTCGCATCTACTGCTCAAAAATCTCAATATCAAGGAACCCTAAAAGGCCCTAGAGAAGTGTACTATCTAAACATTGAAGGTAGATTAAAGAAA